GCCAGGTCTTCCAACAGCGCCGCCGCGCCGGTCTCCGGCGTCTGCTCCAGCTGCACACCCAGGGCCGCCGCCAGGGTCAGTGCCCCCGCGGAGCGGCGCTCCAGTGCCTCTGCCGATGCTTCCCGGGCGGCTTCGGCCTCCATCTGCTCGGTCAGGCGGCCGCTGAGGGCCGCCTCCGCCAGCAGTTTTTCCCGCAGGGGACCCGCCGCGTCCTCGCCCACCAATGCCGCCGCCACGGCGGCATTGCGCAGAAGGACCCATTCAAGTTCCTCTGCCATGGTCTCTCAACTCCTCGAACCGCGTCGTATCGAACGCGGGATTTTCCGTTTCCACCGCCGTCTCCAGCGGCCCGCCGCAGACGGTGCAGCGGTCTGCCCCTTCCATGGCCGCCGCCCGGCAGGCGGGGCACAGCCCCGCCAACCGTTCCTCCTTGTCCAGCAGCAGCTGTAAGGCGCAGTAGAGATAGTCGCTCTCGGTCATCTCCCGGACCCGCTGCTCTGTGGGCAGGGCCAGAAAGCTCCGCTGGACCCGCCATTTCAGCCGCTCCATGGGACTGTCGGCCAGGGCCTGCTTCAGCGGTTCCCAGTCGGTGCCGAAACCCGGTGCCTCCCGACGGCACAGCGCCGCATATTGCGCTGCCAGCGTTTCGATCTCCTCGGCAGACAGCCTCTGTAGGACTGTTTTTCCGTCAGAAAAGACGCGCCGCCCCCGCTTTGCGGCCGCTTTGGCCACCACGCAGGCGTTGAGCCGCAGCCCCAGGTCCGCCTCCGTCCCCGGCAGTGACGCGGCCTCCTGCCGCGCCTGCAGCAGCTGGGCTGCCGACAGGACGCGGAGCGTCAGCCGCCCCGCGTCCACCTGCCGCGTCCCGCCGAGAAATTCCAGCAGTCGCCGCTGCATCTCAGCTCTCCGTCTCCACCCGGCGGGTGGCGGTCAGGCTCACCTTTTCCAGCACCATGCCGCCCACGTCGGCGCTCTCCTCCAGATTGGTCCACTGGCAGCCGGTGTAGATGATCTTTCGGTCCGGCTTGCAGATGACCAGGGAGAAATTATCCATGTCATAGAAATTGAGCCCGTCCCGCAGCGCCTCGTCCGTGGCGTACAGGCGGCTCAGCTCCAGGGTGTACTGGTTCAGGCCCCGGATGGTGGCCACCGGCTCCTCCTGGCCGAAGGCTTCGATGGACTTGCTGTTGCAGGTGGCCACGGTCCGATAGCTCTGGACCACGGCCACGCGGGTGCCATCCAGCTCCAGATAGATATCGGCGCTGGTGGGGATCTTTCGTACTTCGCTCATGGTTCTGCCTCCTTAAACTGCGATGTGGGCCGTCAGATAGATCCGGCTCAGGCCGTGGACCACGGTGAAGCCGAACTCCACCAGGCACACCGTCGGGTCGGTGGAATCTGCCGTTGCCGTCACATCGTCATAGCTTTCGATGATCTCCCGTGTCACACGGTCCTCCAGCTCCACAATGACCTGAGAGCGGATGGCGCTGCGGGTGGCGGCGTTGTTCTTTGCCCGCAGGAATTTGGCTTTGAGGGTCGAACGGATAGCCGGGATCACATTGTCGGCAATGAGGATCGTGTTGAGCTCCCGCCAAGTGGTGTCGGCCGCCTCACCGGTGGTGGTCCGGGTGGTGATGCCCCGCACCACGCACACCTGGCCGGAGACGCTTTCCAGCACTGTGACACCGCCCCGGATCAGGGCGTCCAGCGCGGTGTCCTCATACAGCGCCGTCACGCCGTCCAGCCCCGCCAGGGCCACGCCGTTGAACGGCACTGCAGGGTCCGTCTGGGCAGCGATGACCCCCGCCAGGGCCGCCGCGCCGAGAATGCCGCCGCCGCTCTCTGTCGCACCGGCGGCGTAGCAGCCGGGCCCCACCAGGATCATCCGCTCACAGTTGAGGCTGGCCGCCCGCTCCAGCAGCGCTGTGCTGTCCGGCTCCCCCGACAGGCCCACCAGACCGATGCACTCGCCCCGCTCATCGGAACTCTTGATCACAGCTGCCCGCATGGCGCTGTGGACTGCGGCCAGACCGCTGCCGCAGATCAGATACCCTGCCGTTTTCGGCTCCAGCAGTGCCGCAAAGGCCGTCTCATAGCTTTCCGCGGTATCCTCGGCCACGGGATAGGCCAGCACCGTCCCCGCGCCGTTCTGATACAGCAGCTTCAGCAGCTGCGTCATCTGGCTGTCGGCCCCAAAGGTCGCGGAACCGGCCGCCAGGGTGGTCACGGTGTACAGTCCCGCCTTGGCATCGGACACTGCTGCCACCGCCACCACCGCCGCACGGCCGGAAGAGGCCGTGGTGCTGGAGGTGTCATAGTCGGAGTAGACCCCCGGCCGCTCATGATAAACTACACTCATTTCAGTACCCCTTTCAGAATAAAGTCCGTAAATTCCGTGCCGTCCTCCGACGCCACGGCGTACACATAGGCATTGGCTTCCACGGTGCAGGCGCAGAGAAAGCAGTTGCTGGCCTCGTCATAGACGCACTGGCCCAGGGTAAAGGTCCCCAGGCTCACGCCATCTACGCCGCACAGCAGCACTTCGCTCACCGCCTCCGCCGCCCGGCGGCATTCCGCACCGCCCAGCCGCGCCGGGCTGTAGATGTCGAGAAACAGCGTGGCCGCCAGCTTTCGCCCGTACAGTTCCCGGCGGCTGCCGTCGTCCATGGTCTCCAGCCCCAGATAGTCATAAAACCCGCTGCGGGTGGCAGTGGCGCTTTGCAGCCCCACCGCCGTCACCGGCCCCTGTAACTGCGGCATGGTGGCCGCCGGCAGTGCCGCAGTCGCTGCCACATCAGCCCCCTTCAGGGCCGATACCACCGCCGAGATCATCAGTTCCATGGGTCCTCCTCTCCGCCGGGCACCGCCAGGCCCCAGCGAAACAGCGTTGTATCGCCCTCCCGGATGTCCTCGGCCTGCCGCACATCAAACCACCGGCCGTCCCAGCGGATGCGGTCGCCGCGCCGCACCGCCGGCTCCGCCGGACCGAGATACAGATACTGTCCCGGCAGCACCTCGCCCAGCCCTGTGAAGGTTCCCCGCATATTTTGCAGGCTCTTCTGGGTCACAGGCCGGAAAAAGGCCCGCACCGTCGTACACTGTCCGTCGATGACCAGTCCCACCGTGGCGCCGTAATACCGCAGGATGTGCTGCACCCGCCGCTTCATCCCCGCACCCCCAGGAAGGCCACGCCGTCCTGCAAGTAGGGGGCCAGCAGCAGATCTGCCTGCTGCCGCAGCTGCGCCGTCCCCGCCGTTCCGGCGGAAACGGACAGGTCGCCCGCCGTAAAGCTGCCCACGGCAGCGGATTCCTCCAGCAGCGCCGCCCGGACGTACCGGGCCGCCGCAAAGACAAAGCTGTCGGCACAGTCCTCCGGGGTGACCCCGGACCGGAGGCGGGCGCGAAGCGCCGCCTCCGTGGCCCGGCAGAGCTGCCGGACCGTCTGTTCCTCCTGCGCGTCCGTCAGATCGCTGACCAGCGCAAAGATCGCGTCCTCCATGGCCGTCAGACCGTCAGGACCTTCACCGCGTCGGCGCAGATCTTGCCGAAGCCGGAGATGCTGGTGATGGCCGCCCGCTCCAGCTGGCGGTCGATGAGCTTGTCATACTCCACGCTGACCTCGCCCGCCTGGATCAGCTCCAGGGCATAGCGGCGGTCCAGGCCAATGAGCTTCCCGGCGGGCACCGCGTCGGTGCGGTACAGGTCCGCGCCCAGGGGGCTCTTGAGAGAGCCGGTGCCCTGGAAGTTAAGCCCCGTCAGGGGGTCCTGCAGCTCCTTGATCTGGAGCAGCTGCACCATCACGTCGCCGCCGCAGAGCATGGTATTGAGGCTGTAGGGGTGAAACTGCGCCCAGAACTGCACCAGGGCCGCGTAGTCCAGGCCGTTGTCGCTCTGGATGACGGCGGCGCCGTTGTCGTTGCCGTCGCCATCCACCAGCACCGCCACAGCGTCCTGCAGCTGCATGGCGGCAATGTGGCTGCCCATCTGCCGCAGCATGACGGAGAACAGGTCCAGCTTCTGGAACCGCACCGCCTCATAGGAGGCCACCAGCATCCGGCCCCGCTTGCGCAGCCGGACCAGATTTTCCTTGGTCTTGACGGTGGTGGCGGGGATGGCCGCGCCTTCCT